TATTACAGCCTCTGGGACTATAAAGGGTGCAACCCTCACGGGAACAAACCTCTATGGTACACTAGCTGGGTCCAATACAGCGGCTGTAAGCGACTTGACAGCCTCGGCTATGGTGAAGGCTGCTACAATCTCAGGGACCAATGTTTATGGTACTCTAGCTGGGTCTAATACAGCTGCTGTAAGCGACTTGACAGCATCGGCCATGGTAAAGGGTGCAACTATCACAGGTACAAACCTCTACGGTACTCTAGCTGGGTCCAATACAGCTGCTGTGAGCGACTTGACAGCCTCGGCCATGGTGAAGGGTGCGACCATCTCGGGGACCAACGTATATGGTACTCTAGCTGGGTCTAATGCAGCGACTATAACTACCCTAAACGCCTCGGGTGTGGTGACCCTAACCGATGCGACAGAGGCGACATCATCAACTACAGGTGCTCTCAAGGCAGCTGGTGGTGTCGGTATTGCGAAGGATGTGTACGTCGGGGAACGTGCCTATGTCACAGGGGGTCTCATCACCAATACTGGACAGGTGACAAAGAAGACCTACTCCCAAACTGGTACTATTACGACAGGTACTGCCCCAGATATCGACATCGTGTTTTCAGATCACGCCTTTTCCGCCAAAATCACAGCCCAACTCATAGAATCTGATATAGAAATAAGCACACTCGATATCAAGGTCACAGGTGGGCGAAGGGGGGGTGCCTCGACGAGTACCCTCAATATCGCCAAGGGTCCTCTCTCCATCTTTGGTGATGCCACATCAAACCCCTGGAGTACAACGGTCGGTGCAACCACGACAACAGTCACATTGACCCCCTCTACAAACTTAGATGGTGAGGGACACTACAATATCTTCGTGGAATATGTTTCTGCAGACACAGGTGGGAGTGTCTCAACCATCGGTGGAACTTCTACTGGGTACTAAATCCCTCAACAAAATCACCAAAACATCATTTTTTTTTAGGGGGAGCGTCCCAGCCTCCTAAAAAAATTGTCCGGTACTTATAAATGGCACAGACGAACGTTCAAGCCTTTTCGGGAGATGTTGACATTTCCTCAAACTTGGAGGTGGCAAACTCTAAGTTTTCACTCGATACAAATGGTACTTTGAAACAGGTTGGTGCGGATCTAAACAATAACTATATCAAGTTGATGAAGTATTTTGCGTCTGGATCAAACTGGAAAATCGCTACGGGGTCATACACGGGGCAAAGTTTTCAGTGGCTTTCCATCCGTGCGAAGATGACACGTCTTAACGAAGATGTAGAAATCATTCAATTCAATTATTTGGGTCAAGCTGGAATCTCCCGTGTTCGCGACTCAATAGTCATCGGTGGGGGGGGTTCAGCCACTCAAGCCAATGAAATTAAGGTCTATAACAAAACGTCTGACTCCACCTACGAGATATACCTCCAAATTGATAGTGCTACGTCAGTGGAAGTTGAGATTACTCACAGGGGATCCACGATAGATGATGACTATTCCACAGTAGCGACCGCGAACAACGGTGCCATAGATGAGACAGGTCTCACAAAGATTTACGATAGTGGAACGACCACCGATTTAAGGTTGAAGGAGGGCAACGTGGGTATCGGGACGACGAGCCCTAATACGAAACTTAACGTGAAATCAGGTGTTTTCCTATCAGAAAACCAGGCATCGACCAGTGGTTTGGTACTATATTATGATGGGGGTGGTAGTGGGGGTAGTGACAATAACCAATATGATCTTAAAGATTCTAAATTTGGTACGGGGATATTCGTGAATGACACGGGAACGACTGGATCAACGATTACACTTATGAATAAAGAGGGAGCTGACAACACAACTAAACATGCATCGATCGGGTTTGTACTTTCAGATACAGCATTCACTGGTAAATTCGGTGGACAAATTGGATTTTGGCCAGAAAATGGTAATGTAACCAAACAACAGTTCCGTATATATACAAGTGGAGCTGCGGCGGGGTATAATTTACCCGTACAACAAATGGTCGTGACAGGTGACGGCCACGTCGGCATCGGGAAGAATAATCCTACCGCACCATTGAGTATAGCAGCAGTTGGCACTTCGTCGGTGATTGGTAGTGGAGATCCGTCAACAAACGGTATATATCTATATAATGATACCAATGCTGCGAATGAGGATGCAACTATAACAATGCGTGTCGCGGGGGCATCGGCTGGAGACCCCAAGTTAAGCTGGGATATTGCCGGTTCAGCTGGATTTACAATGGGTATGGACAATTCTGATAGTGATAAGTTTAAGTTATGTGGTAATTGGTATGATCTCGGTCAGGGTCAATATATGGAGATTGATAGATTAGGTAACACTATATTCGATGTTGGTAACGGAGGGGGTACAATACTCTCGGGTCTCTATAATTACACGGAAACACAACAGGCTATAGATGCTGGTGTACAGGGGGGGGTGGGAACTATAACAGCCTCTACGGACATAGTCCCCCCACCAGGTACTGCTGGTGATGTCATCGCAAAGTTTGTTAATACGGCTGGCGGTGAAGCGGTTACTAACTCCTGGTATCCAGGGCCGATACCTATATCAGTTGGTACTGTAATATACTTTGGTGTGTGGATATATTCCACCACCAGCTCTGTAGGTATGGAGTTTTTTCGTTTTCATGACACGGGTGCTCAAAATGTTGGTTGGTATTATACTACTCCCAATAAATGGGTATGGTTTGAAAAAACTATAACTTCAAACCGCGCCTATAATTTTTCTGCCTTTCGATTTGATAATAATCAGTCTGGTAGTACAATATACTTAACCGGACTTACGATTCGTGTTGGTCAAACTCAAAACTCGGGGTTACCATTCACTCCCAGGTACAGTCCTGCAAGTGGTAAAGGTGCAGTATTCACTACACATAATCTCGTCGCGAAAGAAGCTGCCATTAAGACATTGACAGGTGCCGTAGACATTGGGGCTGGACTGACCGGATATGGAGGTGGGGGCTTGTTGATTACGAAGGAAGGGTATGTTCAACCTGGAGACATAAATTTCAATATTTCAGGGAACGCCGGATCATTAGGGGGGAATTACTTGTTTCAAGGTATTTATGATGCGTACCGTACCAATGGTCAAACCGGTGGTACCATGACCGCCATCTATCAGCGTTACATACAGGTAATTAGAATGGGTGGTCTCATATTGATAAGAGGATATTTACCATCTAGACAAAACACTTCAAGTGACCTTAACTACAGATTTGCATGGGCGGAATTGGGTCTTGATGGACAAAGGACTGGTATCCATGTTGTGATGAATGATTCCACTTCCACATATGGAACATGGTCTAGTTCTATTGGGAGTGATGCCGCCTATCTCACATTAACTTCTACGGGACAGACTACCAATCAGGCACCCGTAAATTATAATCATCTAAAATATCTTCTAGATGTGAGTTATATAGCCTCAAATTAAATTTCTTATTATATTTTAAATGTATCAATTCCTGATTCATGAAGAAACTCAGACAAGTATGATGTATGATAAAATTTCAGGTGTTCCCGAAGGGGTCATCCCAAATGTTATGAGTGAAGCAACCTTAAATAAGAGTGATGACACCGATACCGTCTCGTGTTATGTCAAGTGCAACAATTATATGTTAGATACCAACATATTCACAACTGATATCGGTGATATAGTGGTTTACAGTTCTGAAAATAGCAACCTACATTCCAGTGATTCCAATGTGGTGGTCGTATACGGTCAAAATAACAATCGATATTTCAATGTTTCAAACGTGTTTTCGAATGTTTTCGTATACGGTCAAAAAGTACCAGACACACACGTTTTAGTTGATCTCCCAGAAGAGTTCAATGATGCACCAGAGACGGTAAAAATTACAAGAGAACAAAATGGGACATATACTTTTACTCTTGATAATGAAGCCGTAAAGGGAAGAAACAGACATTTACTTGCGGATATGATCACCGAGAGAAATAAACAACTGACTGCTTCAGACTGGACGCAAATGCCAGATTCCCCAATCACCGACGAACAGAAACAATCATGGCGGACATATCGTCAAGCACTTCGGGACTTCCCAAATACGTATACAGGTGGCCCAAACGACTGGCAAGCGTCGTTTCCAACAAAACCATAGATGTCTATTCCACTATCCCGAGTAGGTAGATTCACTTACCCTTCTTACAAATTGTGTCCCAGTTTGTAAGTTGTCCCAGGTACTTAAAAATAAAGTCTCACTATATTATAAAATGTCTGGTGGTATTGCCCAACTCGTAGCTGTCGGTGCCCAGGATGTGCACCTCGTTGGCGACCCTCAAGTGAGCTTTTTCAGGTCGACCTATAAGCGTCATACTAACTTTTCCCAAACTACCGAGCGTCAGGTCATTCAGGGCAACGTCTCGAACAACGGTATGTCCACCGTCCGCTTCGAGCGCAAGGGTGATATGCTCGGCTATGTGTACCTCGTCCCCAACAGTGGTACCGCCGCTACTGCTTACAGCGCCGCGGATTGGATGAACAAGATTTCCAAGGTGGAACTCCTCGTCGGTGGTCAGGTCATCGATGAACAAGATTCCACCTACTCTACTCTCATCGCCCCTACCCTTTCGGCGACTACTTCTTCCAAGTCTGTTTCCGGGGACTTCTCCGCGGGTGGCACCGACTACCGGTTCTACCCCCTCCGCTTTGCCTTCTGTGAGAACTGGCAAACCTCCCTCCCCCTCATCTCCCTCCAGTACCACGATGTTGAGCTCCGTATCACTTGGGGTTCCACTGCGGCTACCGACAAGTGGGATGTCTACGCGAACTACGCGTACCTCGACACCCAGGAGCGTGAGATGTTCGCGGCTGAGCCCCAGAACATGCTCATCACCCAGGTTCAGAAGGCGATCTCCTCGGGCAACAAGATCCAGGAGCTCAACTTCAACCACCCCGTGAAGTACCTCGCTTCCGCGAAGGCTACTGCTCTCGCCATCCTCAACGATAACAACAAGCTCAAGCTCCAAATTAACGGTACCGATGTCGCGGATTACAAGTTTGCTGATCCCAACTTCTCCACTGTACCCCTCTACTACCACACAACTAACGCGTCTCAGCCAACCGTTCCCAAGACGCTCTTCTTCTACCCATTCTGCCTCGATGCTGGTAAGCTCCAGCCCACTGGCACCCTCAACTTCTCTCGCCTCGACTCTGCCCGTCTCATTAACGACAACCAGAGTGTTGGTGATAACATCTATGCCGTAAACTACAATGTACTTCGCATTGAGAATGGTATGGGTGGTCTATTATATTCTAACTAATTAGTAAAGATGTTTTGGAAAGTATTCTTTCTCCTTGCCATCGTTTTTGTATTGACGTACGATCCTAACTCCAGGACACTTGAAAAGTTTGTTGGTCAGCCTACACAACCAACAAGCAAATCATGTGAAAACGCGCATTACGAAGCCGTTCAGTTTGCTCAGAGCCCCTATGAGTGCCCATCCTCGGGTAGGACTAAGATGGGTGTAATTACTTAAAAAGAAAATGACATTTTCTTTTATAAATGGTTCCCGTGAATAAAGACACTCTCTTTGTCGTCGCAACTATTATTTGTGCTCTAGGTATTATCTTTCTGTTTAAGGAGTTAAACAAGACTAAGCAGGATATCGACAATTTCAAGAGTTTCTCAGCCCAGGTCGTTCGACACCTAGCCCCACCCCCAGAGCCAGTCGTACCTGTTCCCGTACCAGAAAAGAAGCTCGAAAGTGTTGAGGAGGTGGATGAAAAATCCGAGGAATAATCATATCCCCTTATTATAACTTGCGAATGCGCGATGAAAAAGTACAAAGCAATTGCAGTACCAGTTAGCTTTGCTGACGGGAAACCACGGTTTCTCACAGTAAGGGACTGGAGATTTAAAGATTGGATTTTCGTGACGGGAGGATGTAGACGAAGGGAGATTTATAACCCTCTTCGAACCGCACTAAGGGAGTTAGAAGAAGAGACACGTGGGGTTGTTTCACTAAAAAATGGAGAATATACAGAGTTCAAGTTTATACATAAAGAAAGTCCGACAGTTGACCTAGAATATAACGTATTTATATTTTTTGTTGACTACAATCGGTCTGAACAACAATCACAAATTCGAAAGTTTTATGAAGAGAAACACAAAACACAAATTAAAAAGATGAACAATCAACCTATTCGTAAAACCCATGATGAAAATGATTTCATGAGCTATGACACCCTTGAAGAGTTTAACGGGAGAAAGAGATGGAAACTCATCATCGATAATGTCATCAAGAATCCTCAATTCTATGCATGTGTGAGTTCTCACAATAGAAAAACCTTCTCTATTAAATAATGAAGTCTAAGGCTTTTATTTTAAGACAGATTGGTGAATTACTTGAGAAGAATAGGGGTCTATGTGAACAGGAGGTGGAACAATGGTTCAAAGATAATGAAAGTAAAACTGTTTATGAACTACTCACCTTTAAAAAGCAAATTTCTCAAAATCGAGAATATCAGGACGTCTCTTGTATGAAATGGTTTAGAGATGAAGAACAAGAATAAGGTATGTTTAAGAATTGGTCGCAAAAATTCAATAATGCTACCAATCTATCACATGTGCTCATGGATGGGGGTAAACTCTCCGTGCCATTTGATAGATTGAATGAATTTTATGATGTGTATATACAGTCTGTAAAATCCGGTGAAAAGATTTACGTTGTCGAACAGAAGAGTGATACATATAACTTTTTCGTTGACATCGACTATAAAGATGTCGATCCTCTAGGTATTGACGATATCCGTGATATATCCACAAATATTTGTGAAACGGTCAAATTTTATGGTGGTAAAGAGTGTCTCGTTTCTGTATCACCACCAAAGGTATCTGGAAGTCTAATGAAAACGGGTGTACATCTCAATTGGCCCGACTTTGTGGTTGATCAGAGTTCAGCAGTGGCACTTCGTGAACATATTCTGGTATCTCTTTCTAAATTTAAAGGTGATAAGGACTGGAATGAAATTATTGATTCATCTGTGTACGGGGATACACGTAGAAAAACAAAGGGGAGTGGATTTAGGATGCCATGGTCTTATAAACGAGCAAAACATGAGTCATGTGGTGGCAAGGGTTGTAAGGATTGTGAAAATGGTAGGGTTGATCAGTTAGCGTATCTCCCAGTTTTTATTTACAACACTGGTTCTCTCACGAGAATAAGTCAAGAACCGTCAGTTGAAATTCTTAAAATGTCAGCTGTTCGAACCGATGCACCTAGAACAGTTTCAGTGGAACCACCTTCCGTGTCTACACGAGTCAAGGAGAGTTCTTTTTCAGAAGATCAGACTAAGGATGAAATTTATGATGAGGAATTGAAGAACAGAATTGAAACGTTTATTCGAAAAAATATGGAGGGACAGGGTGGTGCATACATCACGAAACTTTTCAAACACAAAGAAACGTATTATGCGGCGACGACTTCTAGATACTGTGAAAATGTAAAAAGAAATCATAGTTCGAATCACGTATGGTTTATACTCAGCGGAAAGTTCATTCTCCAGAAATGTTTCAGTCGACATGAAACTATTCTAGGACGTCGTGATGGCTTTTGTGAATACTTTTGTGGCCGCCGGCATCAA